CAAGAAAGGTTAGCATCATCTAAGTTTGGATTGCTTCTTCCTGGTTATGGACCTAAATGTAATAGGGATGTTGAATGTATGTCGCATGGAACTGTACCAATTGTTGTACAGGGGTGTGATGTTAAAAATTATCATGAACCTTGGATCGAAGGAGTTCATTATGTGAGTGTAAAAACTCCACAAGAAGTTGGTGAAAAATTGAGTTCAATATCTAAGAATGAATGGGAATACATGCACAATGCATGTAGGAGTTGGTATGAAAGAAATGCATCTCCTTTGGGATCATTTAAACTTACTGAAATGTTAATCGAAAAATGGAGTTAAATGCTATGAATTTAATGTGTATGGGTAGTGAATATGGCAAATGGTGTTTTGTTGATAATCCCGAATTATACAATTCTATTGTTATCAGTGGTGGTGTAGGAGAAGACATTTCTTTTGATGTTGACTTTGCATCAGAATACAATGCAAAGATTTTTTTATACGATCCCACACCTAGAGCAATTCAGCATTTTAAGACAGTATCTGAAAACTTTGGTATTGCTTCTACTATTGATTATGTTGATGGAGGTGATCAACCAATTGAAACCTATGACCTATCAAACCTGACATCCGATAACTTTGTTTATGTTCCATATGCTCTGTGGAATGAAGAAACAACAGTTAAATTTTTTAAACCTTTAAAAGATGAATGGGTCAGTCATTCAATTTCAAATATCAATAGGGGATATGATAAAAAATCTAAAGAGTATATTGAGGTTGAAACAATAAAACTTTCTGATCAAATTAAGGAAATGGATAAACTTCCATCTCTTCTTAAACTTGATATTGAAGGTGCTGTCATGGAAGTGTTGAAAGATTTATTTGAAAGTAAAATTTTTATAAATCAACTTTGTGTTGAATTTGAAGAACTACAAAATCCAAATTCAGTGAACAGATCTAGAGTTGGTGAAGTTGAAAGATTGTTAACAGGTAATAATTATACTTGTGTTCATGCTGATGGATGGAATGGATGCAATAGACTGTATCTTAAAAATAATTTCTTAAACTCTATTTGATTATGAAAAGATATTGCTTTGATATTGACGGAACTATTTGTAATAATACTTGGGGTAAGTATGAGGAAGCACTTCCTTATAAAGATAGGATAGAATATGTTAATCAACTCTATGATTCTGGGAACCACATCACATACTTTACTGCGAGGGGTATGGGAACCTGCAATGGTGATATTGATAAAGTTTATGAGAAATGGGGAGAATTTACAGAGATTCAATTATCATTGTGGGGATGTAAATTTCATAAACTCCGTCTTGGAAAACCAAATGCAGATTACTACATAGATGATAAAGGTATTACCGATGAAGACTACTTTGGAAAACTTTGTTCCTAAAGGTTGGGGATATGAAAAATGGATTGTTAACAACGAAGACTACTGTGGTAAAATACTTTTCTTTATTAAGGGAATGAAGTGTTCTTGGCACTATCATAAAATAAAAAGAGAAACTTTCTATTTGCAATCTGGATCTATAAAATTGTTTTATTCTTTTGAAGACTCTCTAGATGATGCGGATGTTATCATACTACATAGAGGAGATAAGTTTGAAGTTCCTGTAGGTCTTCGACATCAAATGATTGCTCTTGAGGATGCAGAATTGTTTGAATTTTCTACACAACACATAGATGAAGACTCTTATAGGATAGTAAAAGGAGATTAATGATGAATCTTATTATTGAATATTTTCAGTCAAAAAATCATATTAGAAATGGAGAATATCTATATTGTCTTCATGAAAATATTGGCATAGATAAAATTGATAATATCTATATTTTTGTGGAAGAGGGTAGTGATTTAAACTTCGACTCTCCAAAAATTAAAAAAATAGTTACTAAAGAAAGACCAACGTACCAGAGTCTTTTTGAATATTGTAATGAGCATATGAAGGAAGAGATCTGCATTGTATCAAATGCGGATATTATTTTTGATGATACTCTTCGATTTTTTAACAGTGTTAATATGGATAAACAGTTTTATGGTTTGAGTAGATGGGAGACATCTACGAGGGATGGTAAGAACTGGGAGATTGAACCATATGATAATTCAGCATCGCAGGATTGTTGGGTCTTCAGGACTCCTGTAGCAACATCTGATAGTATGAATTATACGATGGGTAAACCTGGTTGCGACAACAAAATCTTTTATCATATGAGAGAACTTGGATATACTTGTCGTAATCCTGGTAAGAAAGTAGTTACTATTCACTTCCATATTTCTAATTTTAGAACTTATGATGTAAGAACTGATAGAGTTCCTGGTCCTTATTTGTTAGTTGCACCGGTAGATAATTTTTCGGGTAAACCAGTTTATATTGATATTGACGGATTCGATGAGCAAGGTAGAGCATACATTATACAAAAAAGTAGTGAATGACACAGAGAGGGGCTTGACCTCTCTTTATTTTTCCTATATAATACTGTAATGTTTCTTCACAAAACTCAAATGACTGTAACAACTGAAGACGGTGGACGCACAAACATGTGGGCCACAGAACCCCGTATGTACGTTGATCCATCCTATACTGAGACGTATGGTCTTGAGACATATGCAGAACGTGCAGAGAAACTCAATGGTCGCACTGCAATGATTGGATTTGCCGCAGCACTGGTTTCTTATGCTACGACTGGTAGTGTCTTCTTTTTCGGACTTTTCGGTTTCTGAGTACTTGACAATGTATCAAATTTTGTTTACAATGACTAGTATTGCCTTCCTTGTGTTGTTGGCATATTCCGTAGAACAATTATCTGAAACTTACTAATGGACTTTAACGTTACCTTCCGCACTCCTGACGGTACAGAAACAACTGTCACCTGCCAGGATGACCAATATCTTCTTGATGCTGCCGAGGAGGGTGGTATTGATATGAACTATTCTTGCCGTGCAGGAGCCTGTTCATCTTGTGCAGGTAAGATTGTATCGGGTACAGTAGATCAAAGTGATCAATCATTCTTGGATGACGACCAAATGGAAGAAGGATTTGTGCTCACTTGTGTTGCATATCCAACTTCTGATGTTATAATTGAAACTGAACAAGAAGAGAACCTCTACTGATGCACGGAAGTCTTGAACCAGAAGATCGAGTAATGGATGCTCCATCTGTTTATGAGCAAGTTTCTTCTCTTGCCCAAAAATATGGGTGGGAAGAAGGTGATAACATCGTAGTTGAAATGGCAGGAACTCAAGTTTCTGGTATCGATGTTGGTGAAGTCTATAATAAAAAATGGCAATCACCCATTGGTACTCGAAAGTATAACAAAGAAGCATTCATTGTTATCAAAAATCTCTCAAGAGATCCCTTTGAGTCTTCTAAACCTATGGATAGAGATCACAAACCTCAACATTCATATGAACCATACAAACCTGAAACAAAAATTGTAAAAAAAAATGCCTGACTTGATTGAACTTCTTACTTATTATGTAATCGGTGGTGCTCTCATCATCGGTCCTCCTGCAATCTTCCTTATTATTGCTATGATGGCGGCATTACAAAATACAAAAGGTCGTATGGTTGGATACAAAGACCACAAAGTTTATGGTAATAGTTCCATCTATGATCCGGCACCAAAATTGCCAACAGATCAAACTAAATTTTTCTTAGAACTAGATGCCTAATCCAAATCAACTCTATGATGATATGGAGAGATTAAATGCCCTATACGAAGAACTCTGCTGGGCACATGATGATGAATTAGTATTCACTCATGAAAATGGTAGAGTCATTATTTACAACAAAACACAGGAGCAAGAACAATGAACGAAAGAGCAGAACGTATTAATGGTTGGGCAGCAATGATTGGTGTCATTGCCGCTATGGGATCATATGCCCTTACCGGCGACATTATTCCAGGAGTATGGTAAGATGATGTTATTAGCAACCTTAATGTTTGGTGCTTTTATAATTCATTCTGTACTCACGGAAAATATTGATGATGATGATGGACCAGGTGGTGGTATGTTGATACCAGCACAAAACCCAATTCAATAACAGACAAAAAAGACTTTACTCTATATACTGAGTAGAGTCTTTTTTATTATATGCCAAAGAATCAATTGAGTAAGGATGAACTAATATGTCATGTTCTTAAACTCAAGCATGAAGTTGATACAGAATCGAA